AAAGGAGAATAGTTATTAATTTTAACTATAATTAATATGCACGATTTTATTGAAGAATATAATGTAGATTCTAAAATATGTGACAAGTTTATAGAGTATCATAAGAATAATAAAGAATACAAAGATATAGGTAGAGTTGGTGGTAAAATTAATGTAGCACAAAAAGATTCTACAGATGTTCTTTTTTATAATCAAGCACGTGTAGATTTTATGTTAAATTTTTTTAAGTCCCTTGAAAAATGTATAATACATTATCACAAAAAATATTTTTATAATGTAAATCACAATATAAGAACGCACGTAACTCATCATATTCAACACTATCCTAAAGGTGGAGGATTTAAAGCTATTCACTATGAAAGAGATAGTTTGCATACTACTACAAGACAATTAGTTTATATGCTTTATTGTAATACTTTAAAAAAAGGTGGGACATATTTTCCATTTCAAGAAAAAACTTTAACTGCTAAGAAAGGTAAATTAATTATTTGGCCTTCAGATTTTACACACCCACACGTAGGAGTAATTTCTAAAACACAAGAAAAATATATTGTAACAGGATGGCTTGACATAGTATGAATCTAACTAATTATTACTGGTATTTTAAATCTGCACTTACACCTAGATTTTGTGATGAAGTTATAAAATATGCATTAAAACAAAAAGAAGTATTAGCTAGAACAGGTGGTTTTGACAAAGAAAATTTATCAAAAGAAGATGTTAAAAACATACAGAAAAAAAGAAAATCAGATTTAGTATGGCTTAACGACACTTGGATTTATAAAGAACTACATCCATATGTTCACAAAGCAAATGTAATGGCTGGTTGGAATTATGAATGGGACAGAAGCGAGTCTTGTCAATTTACAAAATATAAATTAAATCAATATTACGATTGGCATTGTGATAGTTGGGATAAACCTTATGATAGAAAAGATCCTAACAATCCAGAGCACGGCAAAATTCGAAAACTATCTATGACTTGTCAGTTAACAGATGGTTCAGAATATAAAGGTGGTGAATTAGAATTTGATTTTAGAAAC